ACCAAAATACACGAATTTAGGCTTAAAGACTTGATTATCAATAAATAACATTTTAGGGGTCAATTAGGGGTCAACGATACCCCTATATAGAGAAGGATAAGGATAAGGATAATAGTTCTTTCTTTTTTGTGTTACTTTTTTCTTTCTTACAGAAAAATGATTATCTTTGAGTATATGCCAAGTAGATTACCCACAGAAATAAAAAAGCAAAGAGGGACTTTAAGAAATGATAGGGCTAACCCTAACGAGCCTGTATTACCCTCAGTTGTTCCTGCTGTACCAACCTGGTTAAGCGAAGATGGACAAAAGACTTTCTTAGAGTTAGGCGAGTTACTTCACGATATGTCTGTTCTGACTAACGCTGATGCACTAGCCTTAGAATTACTTTGTGATGCTTACAGCGAATATAAGGCAGCTAAGCAAGTCGTAAACGAGTTAGGTGTAACTGATGTACAAATTTCTAGGGAAGGTAACGCTAAGACAGTTATACGACCTGAAGTACAAATCGCTAACCAATCTTTTGTTAGAGTCTTTCAGCTTCTAAAAGAATTTGGTCTAACTCCTTCGAGTAGGGCTAAGGTAAATTCAATCGAGAAGCAATCACAAACCCCCGACATCAAGATAGAGAACTTCTTTAACAACGATGAATAACCTACAAAACATAGATGAGTCCAAGTGGTACTTCGATGAGAAGTCAGCCAAGAGAGCTGTGGACTTTATCGAAATGTTTTGTCAGCACGTAAAGGGAGATTTAGCAGGACAGAAGTTTATCCTGGAAGAGTGGCAAAAGGTTGACATTATACGCCCTTTATTCGGTTGGAAGTCTAAGAAAACTAACCTCAGAAAGTTTCGCCAATGCTTTGTGTTTATTCCTCGTAAGAACGGAAAGACAAACCTAATGGTAGGTATCGCACTCTATATGCTTTTCTCTGATGGAGAGAAGGGTGCGGAGATTGTATCGGCTGCTGCTGATAAAGAACAAGCTAGATTATCGTTCTCTATCGCAAAGCAAATGGTTTTACAAAATCCTGAGTTACTTAAACGAGCAGGTACTTACAGAGATTCAATCACTTACGATAAGGTTGGATCGTACTACAAAGTAATCTCAGCAGACGCAGATACTAAGCACGGACTAAACCTCTCTTGTTGTTTACTTGATGAGATACACTCTCACAAAAACAGAGATTTATACGATGTTTTACTTACTTCTATGGGAGCAAGAAAAGAACCTCTTATGCTTGGTATTACCACAGCTGGAGCAGGTCATCAAAAGGACCACATTTGTAAAGAGCTTTACGACTATGCTAAGAAACTTATCCAAGGTTCTATCCAAGACGACTCGTTCTTAGGCGTTGTTTACGAAGCTGATAAAGACGATGACATCTTTGACGTTGAGGTGCAAAAGAAAGCTAACCCAGGCTTCGGTACGATTATCACCGAAGAGTATATGCAACAGCAATCGGTAAAGGCAAAAAACGAGCCTTCCTACGAAAACACGTTCCGTAGACTTCACCTTAACCAATGGGTTGCAAACGAAACTAAATTTATTAGTGACGACAAGTGGATGGAGGGAGATGTTCCTGTAGACGCAAGACGATTAGAGGGCAAACCTTGTTACGCAGGACTCGATTTAGCTTCGACTCGTGACATCACTTGTCTATCACTTATGTTCCCTGACAACAACGATGGGTACGATATTATTCCGTTTTTCTTTATCCCCGAAGAAAACGCTTACAAACGATCAGAACGAGATAAGGTAGACTACCTGAAATGGCACAGAGAAGGACACGTTATCTTTACTCCTGGTGACGTTTGCGATTACAACTACATCAAGCAAAAGATACGTGACTTGAGCGAGATATACGATATTCAAATGATAGCTTATGATAGATGGAACGCTTCACAAATCGTAATCGACCTTACAGAAGAAGGTTGTCCAATGATACCTGTCGGTCAAGGTTATCGGACTATGTCGCCTGCAACAAAAGAGTTTGAAACTTTAGTGCTTGGAGGAAACATTCGTCACGCAGGAAATCCTGTACTTAGATGGATGATGTCAAACATCGTGCTTACCCAAGACCCAGCAGGTAACGTAAAGCCGAACAAAGCAAAGTCTAACGACAAGATTGATGGTATCGTTTCGTGTCTAATGGCTTTAAGCGAAGCAATGAAAAACAAAAATAGTGGAACAGGTTATGATGACAAGGAGATATTCTTTATCTAAAGGCGAAATTATCAAACTACACCAAGGTAGTGTTAGAGCGATTTGCTCTAGTGTTTTGGCTAACAACCAAGACTATCACCTTTTAGACGATTTAGTCCAGGACATCAACCTTATTTTGCTTTCACAAATGAGTGAAACTATTGAGTCTTTACACGAAACAAATCAAATAGAGTATTTCGTGGCTCGTGTGGTCGTTAATCAAGTCTTGTCTACCTCTAGCCCCTTTCACACGACTTATCGTCTTAAACAGCCTAAAAACACCCTTCAGAGCGATGATTACGATTCACTTCCTGACCTACTTTGGCAAGAGATATTTAAATTAGACAGCCAAAAAGCAAAAGATATTGTGTATTTAAGGTTCGAATATGGGCTAAAAATACAAGAAATAGCAAAAATTAAAGGGTGTAGTATTCGCTATATACATAAGGTTTTAGAGCGTTCTTTAAAAAAAATCAAAAATAATTCGAAAAATTAGTTCACATTTTAGGTGTTTTTACTATTTATAGGTGTATAGTTTTTCATAAAATCAGACAATTTGGGAATATTTGACTTTTTTACTACAAGAAAACAACCTCTTAAACAAGAGGAAAGAGGTCTTTACGGACAGACTATACTAGGACCAACTTTCGGTTCACAATCAGGCGAAAACGTATCTAAAGAACAAGCAATGCGAATAGCAGCGGTATGGTCTTGCGTAAGAGTCTTGTCAGAAACAATCGCTTCACTTCCAATATCAGAACACGAAGTTGATATTGAAACTGGCAAAAAGAAAAAATTAAACTCCCCCCTAACTGATTTAATAGGTAAACAACCTTCTCCTTTATTTAATTCTTTTATGTTCTTCGAGCGTATGCTAGTTGACTTGAGCTTAGATGGAAACTTCTACGCTTACATCGAAAGAAACGGAGCAGGTTTACCTATTGGATTGCACCCTATTCAATGCGTTGATGTAGATATTTATATGTCACCTGATGGTAGAAGTGTATATTACGAGATAAATCAAAACAATACTAATTTTGTTTACCCTTATACAGGCAGAGTAAACGCAATCGATATGATTCATTGTAAAGGTATTTCTCTTGATGGTATCGAGGGGCAATCGCCTATTGAGTCACAAGCAAATACTTTAGGAATATCTTTAGCCTTAAACCACCACGCAGGTTCATTCTTTAAGAACGGTGCGTCTGTGGGAGGTATTCTTAAACACCCTGGGACTCTCAAGCCCGAAACAGCTAAACGTCTTAGAGAATCTTGGTCTAACAACTACGGTGGATCGGCTAACACAGGTAAGACAGCTATACTTGAAGAAGGTATGGACTTTATGCCTAAGATGTTACCGAACAATCAAGCACAGTTCTTAGAGTCAAGACAATTCTCTATAAGTGAAATCGCTCGTATTTTTAGAGTACCGAACCACCTTATAAATGATTTATCTGCTGCAAGCTACAATAACATAGAAGCACAGCAAATAGACTTTGTGGTTCACACTATTACGCCTTACGTAAAAAGAATTGAAACTGAGTTGAACTCTAAGTTAATTCCTTTTAAAAAGCAAGGTACACAATACTTTAAGTTTAATCTAAACGCTTTACTTAGAGGTGATTCTAAATCACGAGCTGACTATTACAGAACATTAGTAAACATCGGTGTGTTATCACCTGATGAGGTTCGTTCGTTTGAGGATATGAACCCGATGGGTGGAGAAAGCGAGAAAGTCTATATGCAATCTAATATGATGCCTTTAGATAAGCTAGGAGAGGACACATCTAGGGAAAGTATTAACAATAATATTAAAGAAGATGAAGAAAAATAATAATAAAGAAACTAGGTTGTCCTCTAAAGCTACTTTTGAGGTTCGAATGAATGAAGATTCTGACGAAATCAAAGTAGGTGGATATGCTTCACTATTTGACCACGAAAGCAGAGATTTAGGCTTTAGAGAAATTATCTCAAGAGGTGCGTTTGATGGTCGATTAGATGACAATGTTGTTTTAACATTTAACCACGATATGAATCTTATCTTAGATAGAAATCACGGTGGTACGCTTAAATTGTCTGTAGATGATTTAGGTTTAAGATACGATGGTACATTACCAAATACAACGGTTGGGCGAGATGTCGCTGAACTAATGCGTAGAGGTTTACTTTATGAATCTTCGTTTGCCTTTACGGTAGAGGATGACGAGTGGAGTAAAGATGGTGATGTAGCAAAGAGAAATATCAATAAGATCGGAAGGTTGTTTGATGTTTCGATTGTTGGTGTTGGGGCTTACTCCAATACTGATGTAGCTTTACGTTCTTTGGAAGAGTTTAACAACGAAACCGAAGAGGTTAAAGAGGAAGAGGTTATAGACCTTTCGAATATTAATTTATTAACTAATGAGTTAAAACTCAAAAGCAAACTTTAAAACAAATGAAAAATTCAGTTGAATTAAAGCAAGAAAGAGCAGGTTTCATCACAGAAGCTAACGAAATGCTTGAACTTTGCAAAAACGAAACTCGTAACTTTACTTCTGAAGAGCAAGTATCTTACGATGAGAAAATGTCTAAAATAGACGAACTAAAAAAATCTATCGAAATGATCGAAAGACAAGAAAAATTAAACGCTGAGATTGCTTCTAAAGTAGTAGCAACAGTATCAAATGAGCCAAAAGAAGTAAGAAACTTCTCTTTCTTCAAGGCAATCAACGATTTCACTAACGGAAAGTTAGATGGAGTAGAGCGTGAAATGCACGACGAAGCTGTAAACGAAGCTCGGTCTGCTGGTCGTTCAATAGATGGTTTAGGTATTCCTTCATTTATGTTGGAAACTCGTGCTAATGTAACTCAAGGTCTTTCAGCTATTGCTCCTACAAACGTATTAGGATTTGCTGATGCAATGAGAGAAGCATCTGTATTTAACAGAGTAGGTGCAAACATCCTAACAGGTTTAAGTGCTAACACAACTATTCCTGTAACAGGATCGTCTACTGTGGCTTGGGCTGCGGAAAATGGTGCAGCAGCAGATGGTGGTGCTGAATTTGGTAAGGTTGAATTAAACCCTAAGCGTTTAGCTTCTTACGTAAACATCTCTAAGCAATTATTGCTACAAAACGGAGCAGCAGCAGAGCAAGCGATTGTTCGTGATTTAGGTCGTGCAACAGCTCAATATATGGATGCAACTTTATTTGCTACAGCAAATAGTGCAACAGGAGTACCTCATTCTTTAGGTCAAATGGCTACTAGCGAAATTACTGAGTCAGCTTTCTCTCCCTTGGCTTCTATTATGTTAGACTTTGTTACTGCTGAAGCAAAATTAGCTGAAGTAGGCGGTCTTGAAGGAAACTTAGCTTATGTAGCTTCTCCTGCTTTAATGGCTCAACTTAAGCAATCAGCTCAAGTCGCAGCAGTAAATGCGGGTATGCAAGGTTCTTTAATCAATGGTTACCCTACCTTCTTCACTAATGGTTGTACTAAATCAGCAGGTGTATCAGCAGACTTCTTCTTCGGTGATTTCTCTAAATTATATATGGGAATGTTCGGTGGACTAGACATTATGGTAGATCCTTATTCAGTAGCTGTAAACGGTCAAACTAGATTGGTACTTAACCAATATATGGACTGGGGTGTTTCTGATGGAGCAGGATTTGTTAAAGCAACTTCTTTATTAGCTGCATAATAAATAGTTTTTAATTAAAGGGAGTCCTTCGGGGCTTCCCTTTTTTAACCTTTTTCACTTTTAATCTATGTACTTAGACCCAAATTTAAACATACAAGGCGATTTAGTTTTAGTCGACAACCCTTCTACAAAGGTGGTGTCTTACGCTGATATTAAATCACAGCTACGTATTGACTCAAATGATGAGCAAAATTTGTTAGAAGCGTATATAGATGCTGCTACTGATATGGCTGAGAACTATTGTAATCGCCACTTCATAACACACCAATACAAACTTTACTTTAACGAGCAAGTAAATAAGGCTTCGTTAATATTTCCTAATTGTACTTTACATACTAATACTGAACCTGTAGAGAAACCTATTAATTGGTTAGATGAGAATGGAGCTGCTCAAAGCTCAGATAAGGCGTATATAGACGCTTTCTCTAACCCTTCCTTAGCTTACCTTAGTTCGGACTTTCCAGGCACTACGCTTAAGGATAATGCGGCTAATACGTTTTACTTTTGGTTCAACACAGGATATGGTACGGCTAGTTCAGATGTACCTGAAGCGATTAAACAAGCTATCAAGTTAATTGTAGCTGATATGTATTACTTCAGAGAAGATAGAAAGCGTCAGTTTCCTATGGCTTCTCAAATATTATTACAACCTTATAAGTGTTATCACTAGATGGCGTTTATAAGTCAAATAAAAGCAGGTGACTTTAACATTCGAGTAGAGTTAAGGGACCTTTCAGCTTCACAAGATGCTTTCGGTGGTGTGACTAATACTTACGCAACCGTTCATACTATGTGGGCTAATAAAAATGTTAAATCTCTTCGTGATGTCGAGGAGAAGTTCGAAGGTAACGAGCTACAATCTTACTCTAGGTTTGTGTACACAATCCGATATTCTTCGGAAACAAAAAACATAAAATCTAATTGGGTTTTAAGAGAGGTAGATACAACCAACGATTTAGATATTATTGGGTACGTAATTGACCCAAGAAAAGAATTTATAGAGATATTCGTAAGCGAGGATTTACCAACTGAATCACCTGTATAGATGGGATTGTTTGGTAAAAATAAACCTGATGTAAAGAAAGACTCTGTATTACAAATTAAAGGTATTGATTCTGCACGAGCAAGTTTAAAGAAACTTGGTAAGAACGAAAAAGAATCTCGAACCTTAATAAACAAAGCACTAAGACCTGCGGCTCAGAAATTAGTCAAAGCTCTTAGAATGAAATACAAGCACGGAAGTAAGAATAAAGTTCCTGGACAAAGATACGATGAAGCAACAAAAAGTAAAAAAGTTGGTAAATCTATAGCAGATTCGATTGGTATCATTACAGCTCGAAGGTCTAAGAAGCCTGGCTTATTTGTTGGAACAAGATTAAAGCACCTTAACCAAACTTGGGTTGATGGTAAAAAAAGTAGGAATTTACCTGCGATGTTGTTAAACGGAACTAAAGAGCGTTCTCACAAAAGCGGTAAATCGACAGGTAGAATACAAAATCAACCTGATTATTATAAACAGGTAATGGATCAAAAAGGTTCGGATGCTATGGCAACAGCCGAAAGAGATATATCTAAGATGTTAGATAGAATGTTTAAAAAAGCAGGATTCAAATAGACGTATGTTTCAAGATATAGGAAAAGTAATAATAACAAGACTCAATGCAACATCAGCTTTCACAACAGCTAATGGTGGTAGTAATAGAGTCTTTCCTGTGATTATACCGCAAGGTGTAACATATCCTTCGACCACGTTCGAGATAACCAACGTAAGCAACTTTATGAGTAAAGGAAACTCGTTAAAGTCTTGTGACGTATCGATTCGGATTGCTTGTTTCGCTGACGTTTATTTAACAACATATAGTCAAGCTAAGGCAGTAGTAGAAGCCTTAGATTTGTACGAGGTGAACTACACCGAAGATGGTGTGACTTATACCGCTAAGTTTAGGTTTGAAACCCTAGATGATGAGTATTTTAAGTCACCTGAAAAGTTCTACAAAAACGTAATATTTAATTGTTTAATAATCAAAAACTAAATAAAAATGGCAATTTTAAACGCAACAGATTGTGTGCTTTCAGTAACCACAGGTGGTTCTTTACAAGCGGTAGCTCACTCTACTTCAGCATCAATTTCAATGAATATGGATCTTAGAGATTCAACAACAAAATCTTCAGCAGGTTATCAAGAAAACCTAGGAGGTTTACGTTCTTGGGAATTAAGCGGTGATGCTTTCGTAGAAATAGGTGCTATTGCAGGAGCAGATATAGAAGAATTATGGACAACTTGGGAAGCTCGTACAGCAGTAGCAGTAAAGTTTGGTGCTTCAGGTATGGAATACACAGGTAACGCTATAATAACTTCTATTTCAATAGACGCAGGTGTAGAAGAAAACGCAACTTATTCTATTTCTCTTACAGGTACAGGGGCTTTAGCTAAATCATAGTATTAACTTTTAAATCCATTAATTATGGCAATCAAAAACGCATCGGATTTATTAGTTTATAAAAAGTCGCCTGCTAACGTAGCTCAGATAACTAGAATTAAAGTATTAAACGTAACACCTTTAAGTGCTAATGGTACTGTTAAAATTTTAAATACGACAACTAGTGGAGGGGCTAACGTAGCTGAGTTAGAAACAGCAGCTACTACTTCAAATACAGGTTCAGATTTGATTCTAACAATTTTCTCTTTACTTGTTAGTAACGGTTATTCAGGAAGTGGTAGTGTAGGTGAGGGTGATTATATTTATAGAGATTTTACCAACAATCACGATGGTGACATTAACACTTTAAGTTTTGCAGATGGTACAGCAGAAATAGACGAAGGAGGTATAGAAGTAATTGTAATACAATCAGGTGAAACACTAAATGGGCAAGAACCTATCGCACATAGCACATCGGCTTCTATTTCATTTAATGAGGACTTGAGAGATATTACCTCTAAAGATAGCGGTGGTTATCAAGAGAACGCAGGTGGTTTAAGGTCATTTGAGTTATCGTCTGACGCACTACAAGACATTAGTGCTGACTTAGACTTTAAAGAGTTCTACGATGATGTTCACGAACGTAATGAGGTGATAGTAAGATTCGCAGAACGTGACTCAGGTGTTAAATGGGAAGGAAGTGGTTACGTATCAAGTCTTTCTATGGATGCGGGAGTCGAAGAGAATGTGACTTACTCTGTGACTATAACAGGTACTGGGGTAGTAACAAAAGGTACATACTAATAAATAAACACAAATAAAAATGAAAAAGGTAGAATTAGGCGGTCAGGAGCGACCAATCAGATTTAGTTATTTATGCTTAAAAGAAATCTGCAAAAAGTTAGGTTTAAAGCTAAACGAATTAAATCAGTTAGGATCGGAGATAGACCACATCGGAGTTATCGCTTACTTTGGTTTAAAGTACGGAGCGAAGAAGATTGGAGAGAAGTTTACTTATAAAATCGCTGACATTGAAGAGTGGTTAGATAACGAAGATTTCTCTAAAATATCTGAAATATTTGAAGCGTTCCAACTGGACCAACCTCAAGGCGAGGGAAAGTAGTAGAGGGAGAGGAGATAGATTCTGACGAAGGAGATATTGACTGGGACAAATTAGAGCAAATCGGTTTAGGGATGTTGGGGTTAGGTTATGATGAATTATATAGTTTAACCCCACGTTCTTTTAATAATCGCTTAGAGGGCTTTAAAATGCACCAAGAACAGATGTCACAGAACCAATGGGAACAAACTCGAGTCGTATTGATGGGGTGTTTGCAACCTCACTCAAAAAAGAATCTAAAGCCACAAGAGATATTACCTCTTCCTTGGGATAACAAGAATAAGCCGAAAAAAGAGATAGCTTCAAAAGAACACATACAAAAGGTTCTCGAGAAATACAATAAAAGTAAGTTTAATAAAATATAAAAAGTAATGGGGTTCTCAGTAAAGACCATCTCGATAATTGTCGCAGCTAACGTAAAAGGGTTAGAGAAGGGAATGGGTAAAGCTAACAAGAGTTTAGCTAGATTCGCTTCGGGTGCAGCTCGTATGGGTTCTTTACTTACCTTTAGTGTAACAGCTCCTTTAGCGGCACTAGGTAAAGCAGCGGTAGATACATTTGTAGACTTCGAGGATGGGATGATGAAAGTAGCTGTTGTAACAGGTGCTACTGAAACTCAAATGAAGTTACTAGAGGGAACTGCTAGAGAGCTTGGTAAAACAACCCAATTTACTGCAAGTGAGTTCGCTGAACTTCAACTTATACTAGGTCGTAAAGGTTTTGACCCTAGTCAAATAATGGGAATGCAAGAGGCTATCGCAGATTTAGCTTTAGCAACTGGCGAAGGTTTAGCCCTTGCAGCAGAAACAGTATCAGCTTCTATAAACGCTTTTAATTTAGAAGCAACCGATTCAGCTAGTGTAGCGAATACTTTAGCTATGGCTGCTGCCAATTCATCTATACAACTTAACACGTTCTCGACTGCTTTCGGTCACGCAGGGGCTTCGGCAAATGCAGTAGGGGTTTCTGTAGAGCATCTATCAGCAATGATGGGTGTACTTATGGATAATGGTATTAAGGCTTCTAAAGCAGGTACAGGACTTCGTAAGGTGTTTAGTAAATTAAACGAAGAGGGCGTTCCATTTACATCTGTACTAGAGGATATGGCTTCAGGTCAAATGACCTTAAATGACGCTACAGCTTTAGTAGGTGAAACAGCATCTAATCAATTACTTATACTTTCTAATAATTTAGATAAAGTAAATGAGCTTACTAATAGCTACGAAACCAATACAACTGCCCTTGGAGAAATGGCAGCTAAAATGGAATCTACCACTCAAGGTAAGATTAAGAAGATGCAATCTGCTATCAATGAATTGGAAATTGTTTTTGGTGAACTTTTAACGGAAAGATTAATACCTGTAATAGAAAAAATTACAGAATTAGCAAATAAGTTTTCTGACCTAGATGTAGGTACTCAAAATACTATAATAAATGTGCTAGGGATTGCAGCAGCATTTGGTGTTTTATTGCTAGCTGTAGCAGGTATAGTATCATTGCTAGGGATATTAGGTAGTGCTTTTTTAAGTGTTGCAGGATTTTTTGCTCCTATAATAGCAGCTTTCCTTACGTTTGATGGTTTAATGACCGTTATTACAGGGGGGCTAGTTTATCTAATTACTTCAATAACAAACGCTACTATAGAGTCAGAAAAATTAGCAAAGGCTCAAGCAAAAGTAAATAAAGAGTACGAAGATTTTAGTAGATTTATACTTACAGCACCTACAAACGTACAAGCGTTTGTGCAAGGCGATATTGACAGAAACGAACAACTAAAGTTAGAAAACGCAAGAATAGAAAGGAATAACGCTTTATCTAGAAAGCGACTAACCACGGCTCAACAGTTTATGAAGCTGATGTCAGGTCAAGACCTTGGTGGTAATACTTCTGAACCTCAGCTTAGAGGTGGTCGACCTAATATGGATGATATACCTGCAAGAGAGCCGCTATCTCGTTTTGGCGATCAATTAGGTTTAGCAGCCGAAGAAATAGTAATTTTAAATCAATTAGGAACGGATATGCTTTCTAATTTTGCTGATGGATTTGTTGGTTTATTTGAAAAGCAAACAAGGTTTGTAGAAATCAACGGAGTAATGCAAGAGCAAACGATTAGCTTCGGTGAGAAGTTTGGTACTTTTGCTTCTCAATTCCTAATCGATATAGCTAAAATGATAGCCAAAACAGCTATCTTAGCAGGCTTATTACAATTAACAGGTTTGGGTACTGCGAAAACATTTGGTGGTAACTTTATGAATATTTTAGGTTTTGCCGATGGTGGGCGACCACCTGTAGGTAGACCAAGTATAGTAGGTGAAAGAGGACCTGAGCTATTTGTTCCAGGTTCAAGCGGAACGATTATACCTAATCACGCTTTAGGTGGTGGAGGTGCAGCGGCAATTCCTGATGTAAGAATAAGCGGAGATGATTTATTGATAGTGTTCGATAGAGCTAACAGAAGAAAAGGTTACAGATAAAAAAAAAGGTAAATGGCATTTGGTAAAATAAGACACACTCAAATATTAGGCGAAAAAGGTACGACTTGGTACGTTGAAATTTGGCAAAGAGATTACACAGGTTCTTCTATTGAATGTGATTTACAAGGCGAAGGTTTTGAAATAAAATGGTCGGGTCAAGGTAACACTAGAGATAGAACTTTTATTGGTTCTGAGTGTTCTATAAACCTTTATATAAAAGGAGATACTGACGAAAATTTTTTATATGAAGAGTTGCTTAAAAAAGGAGAGCAATATCATTACGTTAGAATATATAAAAACAACATAAACGACCAAGGTCTTTGGTGGTTCGGATGGATTCAACCAGGGTTTGATTCTATTCAAAACGCTCCTTATCCTTATTCTACTAAAATTTCAGCAACAGATTCTTATGGTTATTTTACTAAAAGAAAAGAATCTCAACTTTCAGGAGAAGTAACTAAAAAAACTCCATTACCTATAAGTAATCATTTACTTGATTTTGGAAGCGAAATGCAATTTGCTACTAGTACTACTGACACTACTATTACCCCTAACCCTGGGCTTCGTCAATGGCTAAGAATGGCTATTGATTGGTGGCGACCTGAAGATACCTACCAAGGCAGCAATCCTTTTGATATATATGCTACCACTAGAGGGGCTTTTACTGAAAGAACAAAATATGACGATGAAGGTAATGTTTCGAATTTTGATCAAGCATATCAATATAAAAAATCAGATGTAATAGATGGCTCTTTAAAAGCATTTAATACCATTGGTTTCTTAGCTGAAGGTTATTATTATTTTATACAGCCTAACAGTCTAGTTAATAATAATGACGGAACTTTAAATGTTTGGCAAAGAAGGCTTGGAGTACCAGGTTCAACTTCTGTAGGTAATGTAGATTCTGTTTTAGCTATAGACCAATCTAACAATATTATTTTAGGTGGCAGTACGTTAATGTACGACCCTTCTTTTGAAAGCGTTAGACTTGATTATGTTTTAGGTGGTACTTCTTTTTACATATCACCAACAGCAGATTTAACAACTTCATTTGTAGCAGGTGCAATACAATTACCAACTACTACAGATGATTTTCTTAGTCTTAATTTTCACGCAATACATAGAGAGCAAATTACTTCAAGTCAATTTTCTTTTGGTAGTTTGTATATTTATACAGGTGAAGTTAGGGCTTCGTCATTTAAAACAACAGCTTCTTTAATAGTTTCTATAACGGATGGTACTACTACAAAATATCTAAAAGAACCTTCATTATCTATAGATGGGTCAGGTTTAGCTAAATTTATTTGGACAACCACACCAACTACAATAACAATAAAATTAGGTTATGATAGTAATGTGGGTGACTATTTAAGCGTTAACTACTTAAACACAACACAATCAAATCCAATTTATTCGCAAAATTTTTTCGGTGCATTTACTGATGATACTGTTGGTCCTTGTGCATTTCAAGAGTTTCCAAATGACACTACTCCAAATCATAAATTTAGAACAGATATAAATTTTTCTGCGGATATAGAAGCCCCAGGTATTCAAGGCGATGTAAGTATTCAACTTACAGCTACAAACGATTACTCTCAGGTAATACCGCAAACTTCTTTTCCTGGAGGAAGTATTAATAGTTATAGTTATCAACCTTTAAACGACCCAACTCCGACATCTATATCAACCGTTTGTAGTGATATAAATTTATCGGTAGCAGGAAATGGTGAGTTTTCTAGTGAAGCATATAAACTTGAATATCAAGCAAATCAAACTCAAGTAACATCTTCAGAATCGTACGATTTAAAAGAATTAAAAATTGGTAGTTCTGAGATAGATAAAATGTTTTCAGTACAGCATTTTAATTCATCTACAAACCAATGGGAATCATCAACTGAATTTCAAAGAGGAAACCCCTCTCCTGACGATCCTGATAATATAAGTCAACTTTTAGTTAATGAATTTTTAGCTTTACAAGTTGAGCCACTTGAGATATTACAAGCCGACATACAATCAAACAACATCTCACCGCTTAGGTTAATTAAATATAGTTTAAATGATGATTCTTCTATTAAATACTATTCATTTTTAGGAGGTACGTTTAAAGCTCAAAGTGAGATAATGAGTGGGGAGTGGTATAAAGTTAATGATGATATACAATATGTTACTTCAGGAACAACTGCTGAAAAAGGTTTAATAGTTCCTGATTCACAAACACCTACAAATGTTTTAAATCAAAGTGTATTAAGTATAAATAATATTATACAAACTGATTTAAGTAACGATAATATTGGAGTTATTGATACTGCAATACCCTCTAACGCAACCTCAGATAAAGTAGAAATTGATGGCACAACAAGTGCTAAAGTTTATGACAACCAAGAGTTAGTTCTTAGCTATCCTGATGGGTCTAACGCTATAGTTCTTAAATCTAGGAGTGAGTCTAATAAAGGTGCTACGCAAGTTCTTTTAGATACTTTTACAACTAATATTATATACCCAATAGGAAGTATTTTAAGACCTCTTAAATCCGACCTAACCAACGTAAAAGCGGAAAACGTACTTGACGTTCGGACAGCTCACTATCACCACTCTTCGGCTGATTCAGATTATTACATACCTATTTCGGGTGCGTCAGTAGCAGAAGGTAGTTCTTTAAGTACAAGTGATTATCAATTAATGTTTACAGTACCTTACAACGGATTTGTTAAAAGTATAGTTAATTACAACTCTCATACAGCAAGTAAACAATCTCAACTAACTTTCCACAAAGCAGGTTCTAGTACAAACATAGGTGACACTATTACTACTGGCACGTACACAACTGAATTTGCGGTAGATTGCCCTAGTAATTGGACTTTCACTAAGGGAGATGTAATTTCAATCGGTAGAGTCGATACATCACAAGTACACGGAACATCGATGTCAATCGTTTTACAATACAACACACAACCAATAGCACCTTAAGATATGGCACTAGCAAACAAGAAAAATAAGACTATATTCACTAAGACAGGTAGTGGTAAAGACAAAGTTGATGACACTAAGATAACTGAGTTAGAAACTAAGTTTGCAAACGGAGAACACATACAAGATAGAGGTTCGTTTGCTCAGTTAGGTATAGTTTATCTTCAGTTACAAAACATATCGGAAGAGATAGACGAGCTTAGACGACATTTAAAAGAAGATATATCAGGCGGAACGCAAGGACCAAAGGGAGATAAAGGCGATAAGGGCGACACAGGATTGAATGGAAAAAAAGGAGATACTCCGACTATGGAAACTTTAAATGGAAGCAGATTACCTACGTCTAATAAAAAATTAAATAAAGGCGACCTTTGGAACGATAGAGGTGTAGTAAGAATAAATTAAAAGGTGTGGGGGGGTTAGGTTTTCGCTACCTTTTTCGCCTAGTTCTCTCACTACCTTTTTACAATTTTAAACAATCAATTAATAACAACTAATAAAAACTAAAATTATGGGATTCATTCCAACTAACAAAGTAACGCAACAAGCAATTAAAGCAGTCGCAGTAGATGTTGATTCATCAGATGTAACACTAGCTATACCAGGAGCTGTATTATACATCGGTACAGGTGGAGATGTTAAAGTAACAACTATATCAGGCGATGATGTTACATTTAAAAATTTAGCAAACGGATCGGTATTAGCAGTTCAAGTTAAAAAAGTATTTAGTACAGGTACAGACGCAGACGACATAGTAGCTTTATATTAATCTAATTTAAAACGCTTAAATTATGATAATAACATTTACAAACGTAATAGGGGCTATTCGAAACGCAATAAGTTCCGTAATCACAACCAATCTAAAGATGTGGCTTGGATTTGAAACGAGCGAAACATTAGGCAGGGAGGAAGTTGTTAATGGAGATTTTGCTACTGATTCTGATTGGTCAGAGGGTGCAGGTTGGGATATTGATTTAGTTAATAATAAGGCTACTTGTGATGGCACACAAACAACCAATTCTAATTTATCACAAGTTGTTTATACGCCAGGTAAAGTATATAAAACTATAATTACAGTTGATTCGGTAGATGCAGGTTCTTTAGGGATTTTTACAGGTACTCCAAATTCTCAGCTTACTATAACTGAAGCAGATACTTACACTATAATTACTGAGGCATCAACATCAGATACAATTTATATTCAAGCGAATGAGTTTTTTGAAGGCTCAATTACAAACGTATCCGTAAAACTACTAACCCAAATCACACCAGACAAATCGGGCAACAATAATGTAGGAGAGTTGTTTACAGGTAAGGCGATTGAGTTTGATGGAATTAATGATTATGTTGAAGTTCCAAACTCTACAAGTTTAAATGTTGGTACTGATGATTTTACTTATTGTTTTTGGGTTTATATAGGTTCAGTTAAAGCACAAAGAATAATTGATAAAAGAGATGCAAAGGGATTTACTTTTTATGTAGACCAATTTAATGTGTTAATACTAGAATTAAACGATGGGACAGGGTATACTTTTTTTACTTTAGGAACATTAACTCCAAGTGTTTGGCAAAGAGTTGTTATATCCGCAGATAGGAATGGTAATGCAATATGTTACATAAATGGTGTTGCTCAAACTCCTGTAGATATATCATCTAAAAGTGGAGATTTAACTGATACAACATCTTTATTTATTGGAGCAGACGCCCCTAGTGGAGCAACTTTACATTTCGATGGTTTTATTACTGATATTCAATGGTACGACACAATCTTAAGTCAATCAGATGTAACATACGATTACGCAAACCCAAATAAACTTGCAATAGATAACCCTAGTACGTCTTTAGTCGTTACAAACTTAAAAGGTTATTGGGCTTTGAGCGAGGGCGATGGATTGGTAGCTTATGATAGTGGAACTAATTTGGAAGAGGAAGAGGTTACTAATGGAGATTTTGCTACTGATAGCGATTGGAATAAAAATTCAAATTGGAGCATTAGTGGTGGTCTAGCGATTGCTGATGGAACTACGAACGGAGATATAAATCAAGGTACAACACTTGCAACACTAGGTAATTCATATACAATAACATATGAAGTTGTTAGCATATCTCAAGGGAGTTTTTTCTTTAAGTTCGGTGGTGTAGCAGGTACATTAAGAGATGAAATAGGTATATATACTGAGGTAATACAAGCAATAAATACTAATAGATTGTATATAGATAGCTCTAATAATGCTATTGGTTCAGTAGATAACGTATCAGTTCGAGAAGTAACCGCATCCGACCACGGAGGTTTGATTAATGGAGCTACATACGTTGATGCTCAACCAAGAATACCACAACTAGGTATGATGAATTGGAGTAAGGGGAGTAATTTGTTGCCTTATAGTGAGGATTTTACTCAGTGGAATGTAAGTGGAGGTACTATAACACCAAACTTTGCTTTAGCACCTAACGGAACTCAAACTGCAACAAAATACAATATTGACGGACAGTATAGAGTATTTTTATATACATTAAATTTAAGTACATCAACAGAATATACTTTTTCATTTTATGCTAAAAATATATCATCTACTGTTGCTACATATAGGGTTTATGATGTTACAAATTCAGCAAATGTTCTTCAGACAAGCTATTTATCTGAACTAAGTACAACAGATTGGACTAGAATAGATGTTACTTTTAATACAACTTCTACAGGTACAAGCTATAATTTATACTTGATGTCAGGACTAGGAACAGGAGATATTTTGTTTTGGGGAGCTCAACTAGAAGAATCATCATCAGCAGATGCATACAGACTAACAGACGGAGCATTAACATTAAACTCAACTGTTATAGCTAACCCAACTATACCAACACAAGACATCTTCGGTAATGCAGTTCGAGATAGATTGAACTCGTTTAATTTAGACGGAACAGGTTATGCTGAGGTGGCTGATGATGCTTCTATAAATCCAACAACTGAAATAACTGTACAATGTTGGATTCAATCTAATACAGAAAGCGATAGAGGTTTGGTTGCTAAATGGAAGAATCCATCTCCAAAAGATTATATGTTATATAAATTAACATCAAACTTTAGATTTTATATAGGTGGGAATTTTGGGACAAGTAACACTATACCTACATCAGGTTGGGTAAACATAGCAGGTACTTATGATGGTTCTAATATTAAAACTTACATAAATGGTGTGTTATCTACAACAACCGCTTTAACAGGCTCAATACCTAACAATTCTAATACATTAGATATAGGTAGATATAATGAAGCTAACGGAACGCCTTACTCAGAAAGAATAAGCGATGTATTACTTTATGATACTGCTTTGGATGCTGACGAAATAGAAAACAATTATAACGCAGGTTTATCTGCACATACAAATTAATTATGAGAGGAAATGTATATATGTGTTTAGATAACACAACGTTTAATAAACTAATACCAACAGAGTTAGTAGCTACTTACGGAATACCTGAGTACGATGAAGAGGGTGTCCAAAACGGAGTAATTCATCCAACCTTTAAAGAGCTTGGAGAGTACAACCGTAGAAAGTTCGGTTCTAACCCAATGGTTAAAATCGGAAAAGCTAAATTTCATATAATCGAACTTGAAGCAAGTTGGTTAGGTGGAGAGCTATCCGCTTTACTTAAACTAGGTAAGAACAAAGCCTATCCGAAAAATTGCTTGATGACTCGATCCGAAGCGGCTAAGTTTATTCAAGACAACCAACAAGATATAGATAATATCTAAAACTCTATAACTAATGGATAGCGATTCAATCAAAAATTTAGCGGTCAATGGTACGGCTATAGGGTTAAGTTTCACAGAGGTAGAAGCAGCGTTAAGATTCGCTGCCCTACTCCTGGGTATCGCTTATACACTATTTAATTTCTATGTAGCGTACAAGAAAAACAAGAAGATATGAGTAAATTGGTTGATATACTTGGTGGTAATGTAATTAAGTCGGTCGGGGAAATCCTAGACAACCTAAACACATCTAAGGAAGAGAAGTTAGCCGCTAAACAAGCGATGAAAGATTTGTTACTTAAAGCTGAGTCAGACGCTCAGGAGCAAGTTAGTCGTAGGTGGGAAGCGGATATGAAAGCCGATAATTGGTTGTCTAAGAACATTAGACCTTTGGTGCTTGTGTTTCTTACACTTATCTTAGTGTTACTTTCTTTTCTTGATGGCAACATAGGTGGTTTCACTATTGATGCTGCTTACAAACCAATATATCAAACTTTACTTATAACTGTTTACGCTGCTTACTTTGCAGGTAGGTCAATAGAAAAGATTAAAAGTTAAAAATGAAAGCGATACTCACTAGACTTGACGATGACAGCAAACAAACTTTAGGTCATTTAACGCTGTTTAAGGGACTTAAAAAAGTTTTTGAGTGTAAGACATTGGAGCTGCCTTGGAAAGCTAATGAAACTAACGTGAGTTGTGTTCCTAAAGGTGTGTATAAAGTTTCTCACAGAACCTCAGATAAGTACAAAAAACATCTTATATTGCACAATGTTCGAAATCGAAGATACATTCTTATTCATCAAGGAAACTATAATACCGACACAAGAGGGTGTATTCTTGTTGGCTCTAGCTTTGGACAGGTCAACAGGGATTCCTTGTTGGATATTACTTCATCAAGACGAACTCTCAATGAGTTACTGGAAGCAACCGAAGGAAACGGACTTGAATTAATTATAGTTTAACAGATGCCTACATTACCTAAAGGTCGAGGAAGAGTTAAGCCTGTAGACAAAAATAAGTCTTGGGGTGGTGACACTTCGTTTTATCGTCAAGCACCTTGGCGTAGACTTAGAGGTTGGTGGATAAATCAGAACCCTTTGTGCTTACATTGTGAAGATGAAGGTAAAGTTGTCCCTGCTGACGTAGTCGATCACATCAAACCAATAAAACAAGGTGGAGCAAAACTAAGCCATAACAACATACAATCGCTTTGTCACTCGTGCCACAACAAAAAGACTTATGAAGAAAACAATCCACAGATTCAGGAGTAACTATGAAAAGGTTGTGTGCGGTAAACTTGACGAGCAGAATGTATCATTTGATTATGAAACTGTTAATTTGCACTACGTGGTTTCCGAACAACGTAAATATACTCCTGACGTTATTTTACCGAATGGTATCATCTTAGAGTTAAAAGGTCGTTTTAGCACCGCAGATAGGAAGAAAATGCTGTTAGTTATAGCACAGCATCCCGACAAGGATATTCGTATGGTCTTTCAACGACACACAAACAAGTTGTTTAAAGGAAGTAAGACGACCTACTCTAAATGGTGCGATAAGAATAACATTAAGTGGGCTGATAAAGTAATTCCAATAGAATGGATAAACGAAAAAAAGAAATAACAAAATGGACGAAGAAGAAAAGAAACGCAACGAAGAGGTTGCTAGACAAACTTGGGATAGTTGGATAGTAGACTTAACCGACCAGGACCAACCCGAAACGTGTGGCATTGACGATGACGATTGCGAAGCGTGTGGATCGTAACAAAAGAGAAAAGGAGCTATTTAGCTCCCTTTTTTAATTCTTCTAATTCTTGTATCAATTTCTCAAGGTACACAGCCAAGTCCATTGCTTCTTCCTGAGCGTGTTTAAGCCAATCTAATGGCGTTAAATCATCACGCTCCATTGTAGTACCATATTTCTTTTTACCTAACGCAGCACGTTGCGTAATCTTAGCACAAACTCTATATTCTATCTTGCTCATCTTTCCTTAATTATTTCGTAAAAGTCAGGGTCTATAGCTTTAATCTTTATTTGTATTAAGCTCCAGGCTCTAGCTACCGCCTTATCATCGCCTATGTCTAATCGACTACCTGTACCCGAATTGGCTACGTTAGATGCGTTTTGCTTTAATAATCTTGCAATCTCTTCATTCATAACTTTTAGTTTTTAGTTTCAATATATGTAAATAAAAACAAAAGGTATGTATACCGTCGTATACTTGGTATTAGTAGTTATCCTTCGTGTTATCCTAGGCCACTACTTTCCACACAATTGTGGCGTAACGTACTCAATACCTTTTACCTTTTGTTAATACCTGTTAATAAGTTGTAATCTCTTCATTTATAACTTTTAATTTCAACAAATGTAAATAAAAAAAAGGGAATAACCAATTAAGATTAAACCCTTTTCTACCTAGAAACTAAAAACGCTATAATGATGAAAGAATAGCAGAATACTCAAATATAAAACAATTTTCCTTTACTGTAGTCAAGAAACGTAACATATTTGTAAACAAATTTTCTTTTTGTAAAATCAGTAGTTTCAGGCATAGTTCGCCATATCCACTTATCTATTTTAATCTTGTTAAGGTTAAACACTAACGCCTTATCGTCACTAAAAAAGTTAAAGTACAAACCTTGTGCGGACTTCTCGTTCTTAGTCCTACGTAAAATGCGTTCGTACTTGTGAGCTTCTAGCAATAACCCCTCGGTGTACTTCTCCATAGCATAGTCCAAGGTAAAGTTACGTTGCTTCATCTCACAATAATACTTCTTATCGTTTCGCTTGTAAGTAAAGTCCCAAAACGATGTGTCACTATCCGTTGGTTTGTAGGTTACATCGAAACGGGCCGCCCACCTGTCTAATACTTCGTATTCTTTTTTAGTCATCGCTATTGAGTTTATTTAATATATTTAGTTCTTCCTTCAACTCAATCACCGCATTAGCCATCTCAAACTCGTTCGCCCTGGCTAAGACCGCTTCTCTCTTATAAGACATCATCATCGTATAAATCCAAGTAAATGCAACCGCACTATCCTCTAATACGCTTAACCTCTTACTTAACGTTTCGGCTTGGGGATGATTAGCGTACTCAACGTATTGCTCTCTCATCTTAAGCACCTCGCCTTGGTGTGCTATAAACTTATCCATACTTTGAATTTCGTCAAGGTTAGGGTCTTGTTCTCGCAATAGGTTAATTGCTTTTATTGTTAATTCATCGGGCATATTTCTTCATTAAATAGGTTGTTTTCAACTTCAATAATTCTTTTTTTTGTAATGTTATATGCTTTTTTACTTATGTCAGTTGCTAAATATTTGTAATTTAATTTTGATGCGACAGCAGGTGTAGTCCCGCTACCCATAAAGGGGTCAAAAATAATGTCATTTTTATTAGCGGTTAGTTTTATAATGTTACCTATAACTTTTTCAGGAATTTGATTTGAATAGTCTTGTTTTTCTTTACTTACATTTTTAACTAAGTTTATTTGCCACCAATCATATAATCTAACTTCTGAATTTACTCGTTTATCGTTAATGTTTTTGGGTGTTTGTGTAATCTTTTTAAAATCAGGGACACAATTAAACCAGGCTATTGTTCTATGTTGTCTAGGCATATTAGAGTTATATACCCATTGTACACATTTAGTTGGAACACCCATAACAGGTACAACATATTTAATAATATCTTCTATGTAATGTATTACTACTAATTTATAACCCTTAAATGGTTTAAATAAATTTGTGTAATCTTCATCAGAAACTTTATCTTTGTAAGTATCATATTTCCAACCTACATTATAAGGTGGGTCTGTTACTATTAAAGTGTTTTCTTTGTCTAATTGTGTAATTATATTTCTATAATCTTTGTTAAATATATTCATAACTTTTAAAATACGTTGTTAGTTCTTACTTTATTATCTACCATAGCTATCGGATCAAACGGACTTCCGTTCTCGTTCAGATACCTAAACCTTCGAGTCGCATAATTATAATACAAAGCGATTGGACTCGTTTCAGGTGTAGGCACTCCGACTAACTTCTGAAACTTTACCTTTTGTATATGGACCTCAGTTTGATTCCATTGCTCCGATTGTGGGTTACGATGAAACACTATAAAGTTATCCGCCCTGTTACCAAACATAGAACCAAACTCTACATCGCTCATATTCGGAGCAGGTCGAGTACCATCTTCGTTTCTTCTTCGGTTCGCTGCGGTTCCTGGATGCACCACAAGGTAGAACATAACTTTGTTCTTCTTAATAAACCTCCTAATATTGCTCAAAGCATCGTAATAGTATTCGTACTTAGATTGCTTCTCTGCTGCTTTCAAATCGTTAAGAGGGTCTAAGGACACCCCATCAACAGGAGTCACTTGCATATAGTCTTGAAACGCTCCTAACACATCTTCTACGGTTGGAGTTTCATCAAACGTAAGCACCGTAAAGTGTTCGTACGCCCAATTAATAGCGTTCATATACTCGACTTGATTCACTCTATCGTTAAAGTCTTTATCGGCTGTCTTACCACAATACATCTCAGCTATATCGATCATAAGGTCACCTACAGGTTCGTTCTCAGGACAATACATAAGCCACTTATATCCGTATAGTTTAGCTGACATTATCATAAGAAAAAGTTGTGAGGTTGTCTTACCTATATTAGCAAACCCAGTCATTATAGTAAGCTCTCCTTTACGAAAAGTGTAGTGCGGGTCTAATGGAGGTATTCCCGTAGTAAGCCCCTTAGAATAGCCCTTAGCGTATATCTTCTTACAATAGTCGTTAACCTCTTGTTTCGAGGTAATTCTATAAGAAGCCATTATCCCTTCATCGCTTTAAGTTGACCGCCTAT